CCGCGTCTTGTTTTTCTTTCCCATTTAAATAATCACGTCCTTTTGTTTTAGATCTTTCACAAGCGATAAAAGATCCCCTTGAAGACACTTCTTTAATTCCGTATTGCTGGTTTCCAAGAGATCTACTCGCCTTTCTAAAAGAATGTGCGATTTATAGATCTTGTCGATAAAACCGATTATTTCAGTAAGATCATCGTTGGGGTGCATTTGTTTTAGTTTGTTGATTTTTTCCGTGTTCATTTGAGTTTCCTCCAATAGAAAAATAATGAAAAAAAATGTAGATCACTCGTTCTCCTTGACACGATCCCAGCCAAGACATTTCTCGCGGTAGTACGCGCAATAACGACAATTGGCGATTCCACATAATTTGGGCCTAATATCCTCGTTTCCCATTTGGAATTCATTAACGGCTAACATGATGTCCTTCAATTTGTCTATTACCTCATCAAACACGGTCCTTGAAGTGTCAAACACGTCAATGTTAAATCTTTGATCGTTTCGATCCATCCACATTATGGAGAATTTGTCAACATTCATTGTAACCGCGTATGAGTTGGCCTGAATGATGGACATGATTAACTTGTGTTCCGCGTATGAACCGGCCTTTGGAACACCCTCACATATCGATTTGAACACGTTGGAAGACAATGTCTTAATATCACAAATCATGAATTCGTTGTCCTTATCAAGATAAGTGATATCCACGTGTCCGCTAAGGAGAATATCTTCAATTTCATATTCCACTTCCTCCTCAACCGAAATGATACTGGCATCATCTATAATCAATACTTGTACTCCTTGATGTGTCATCGTTCCAGAGTTGGCCGCGCCCATAGGCACCGTTATAGTGCCCGTGAATTGATTCCTTATGATTTGCACCTCTCCTACAGGCGGTTCACTGATTTCGGGGAACACCTTCATGTAAAACAACTCGTGGGAGCAATAGGGCGTATTGGAGATTCGAAATTCATTGAGGGCGAGTTTTCTGAAGCCAGATATTCCCAATTCAGCCAATGCGTTGAAAACTATCTTCTCCAATTTCCTGGCCGCTTTTCGGCGACGGAAAACTTCAATAAACTCCCTTAACCCCTTCATTTTCTATTCCTCGTCGTCCGAATCATCGTCCTCTTGAACCTTTGACATCACTTTCAATTGACCCATGAGATTTGTGCCAAAATCCGTGATGGCCAGTCTCAATTTAATGATCTCGTCCACAAGAGGCGTGATATCCAATGCAACCGTCGTGGATGCCTGGCCGCCGTTCCCTCCATTGCTCGTATTGTTTCCGCTGTTATTACTTGTGGCATTGCCGGTGCTACCGGTGCCACCTTGGTTGACCGTGACTTGTCCAGTCCTTCGAACACTAAGAGTCTTTGTCCCGTTCCATTCTCGTACATAACACTGTGTACAAGTTAATTCCGCGCCAACGGGATAGTTTCCTTGGCCGAAAACGCCAATAACCATCTCCCCGGTTCCGTCGTCCAATGTAATATCATTGATCGTGTAATCTCCGGCTTTTCTTGTGTTCACCGACTTGATGGTGCCCTTTACAAAGCCTCCGCTCTTGGAACCGTTGAGAAATTCAAGAATTGTCATTGTCCTCAACCTTCAAGTAAAAACGTGGGTCCGGGGTATATCTCTTCTCCTCAATAGCAACCGATTTGATGTAATCCTGTTCGTCTTTGAGTTTCCGTTTTCGGTCTGCCGTATCCTCTTCGAAAGACTTCTTGGCACGACTTAACTTCAACTCAACTTCGGGATAAAACGTCTTGTAGATCCGACGAGATATAATCAAGATCTTCCCCGTCCCTTCAACCGGGATCTTCACCTTCGATTTGGTGTTACATAACTCGGCGGCTACCAATCCCATTATTTCCGACTTTCTGGTCTTCATCTCGGTGATGACCTTTTGGTGTTCCGTCAAGGCCGCATCGATTTGAACCAACTCTTCCAGCATTTTTTGCATGTACGTGCACCTACACGTTTCCTTTCATTCCCAACTTGTGGAGATCTTCGTTGAGCCGTTTTCGAACCTTTTTGAAGCACCTATCCCAAGCCTCTTCAACGGTCTCATCGGGCTCCACGTCAATACTCAAGGAGATGTGAGAATCAAGTGATCCATAATTCCCGTCGGATATCTTTCTCCCAAGTCCCACATTAACCCTCGGCAACTGACGTATCAATATCTCCTTTGGTTTTCGTTTGAATATTCCCATTGTCCGTCACACCTCTAATGATTATTTCACCGTCCTTATGGAGGAATTCGATATAGTCTGGACTCCCAAGGGATTCATATAACTCGTTGGGAATGGCGACTTGTCGGCGTTCTCCCACTTTCCTCCGCCAAGAGGGTGCTTTGGTAGTCGTGTAAACCATGTTAAAATCAACCCAAAATTGCTTAGGTGTGTGTTGGAAATATGTTCGGGAGCATACTTAAGTATGATCCACAAAAATCACAAGTGATTTATGAGAAAATAAGCGGAAACACTAAAAGGAGAGAAAGGGGATTACTTGGAATAGAAGAGAACGATTTGGTTACACACCGGACATCGAAAGTGAACGGTGCTCTTCTTGTTGTCGTATACGATTTCGGAGGCGACGCATCCCATTAAAGAAATGGGGCCGTCCCTCTTACACACCACATAGGTGGTTTCGGAGGGGATTTCTATCATCATTCCTCGTCGTCCTCGCTCACTTTGATGATAGCGGCTTTGGTCTTCTCAAGTAAATCATCAACATCGATTTCCGTTAAGTCGAAATCTTCTGGGCACACGGAGATCTCATCGTGTAATTTGTTGAGCATTTCAACCAACTTGGCCGACAATACTCGCGAATTACAAACTTCCGCGCCCCAACGTTGACTCCACGTTTCCTTACCCGCTTTGAAATCTCGCCAATAAGAATTCACATATCTGGAAACGTCTCGGTCGTCGAAATCGGGATCTTCTGAATACTCCTTAGCGGAATCAACTAATTCCTCTTTCACGGCTTCGATCATGTCAGATCGGACATTGTTGTACTCGTCGATCAATTCGTCGATTGGATCAGTCATCCGGTTGCGGTATTCGCGCAACAAGTCAATGTCCTTCGCGATTTGCGTGTTATCAACGTACTCCGTCGCGGAATCTTCGGCACAGTCTTCCGGGTCTTCACGGTTGCGGTCCTTACAACTTTCAAGCATGTTCTCGGCAGTAAACCCGATACTGGAAACAACTTCCGCGAAAGCATTCTTGAGTTGGTCGTCTTCCAATGCTTCCAATTCGAAGCCCATTAAGCCGCCGCCAAACACGTCCTTGTCCTTGTCGTATCCCATCGAATCTATCCAATTCTGGTCGAAAACCCCGTACTTACCGCTCTTCTTTTGCATTTTGGGGATATAACATTGTTGCTGGCGCTGATCGGTTGGGATGTTCAATTGCCACATGGAATGACTCCAAAAGAGCACTTCCACGCCACATTTTTCGAATTGTTGCTCGGCAGGGGCACGGGCGATTTTCAAGCCCGCTGGGTCGTGGTCCGTTATCGACATGAAGATTATCTTCGTTTTCCCGTTGGAATCCAAGTTATTGATGAGTTTCTCAAGTGAGGAGATGGAATTTTGTCCGTGTCCAGAAATAACGTTGATTCCGATGTATTCTCCCATAGGCCTCAAGAGATCAAACTCGGCATCTTTCTCCACCATTAGAACGAAGTGGATCTCATCTTGTGAGTTAAAATCGTCTTCCAAGATTTTCTCAACATCGGTAATGATATCCTTCAACGGTTTGTACAAGTTTATGAGAACGGCGTTATTCTCCTCAATTTGCTCCTTCATTGCCTGGCCGTTTTCGAATTCCTTGAGATAGTTGAGAAAGTGCTTGAAGAGAATCTTTCGACGAACGTTAAATCTCATTCGGGAAATGTCTTGAATCCCGAGGTCTTCGTATTTGCACACGGCATCACGGACGGGCACGGCGGCAACACCCAACCACTCGGTCTCTTTAGAGATTTGGGCGGTGCACCAGTATTGGGCGGCGACGGAGATGTTTCTGGGCATAACATCATAGAAATCCACGTCGGTATCTGGGTCCTTCTTGTACTCCCCGTTATTGAAGACGATCTTGTAAACGGACTGCAACATGGGCTTGAATTTGTACCAGATTTTTCGCATGGAACGGCTGGAGCCACTGTGGGCTCTTTGGAATGCTCGGATTTCGTCCCCGAGAATGGAGGCTAAGAAAGACTTGGTGGCTTTTTTCCACGAGCCACAAGACTTCACTACTTCATAGATCTCTTCTGGAGATAACTCCAAGAAGATGTTTTTGGCGGGGAGTTGCGGAATCAAGTCCTCCATCGTTTCGTAATCGATAAAGTTGATTTCCGCGTACTTCTCCCACGCCGCTTTGATTTGCTTCACGAAGGAATCGTTTCGAATCAAATCCAGCCAGAGTTTTTCGTTAAACATTGTGATTTTCACCGGTTTCGTCTCCCGCGGTTGTTGGCGGGTAGTTATTTCGGTGGATACCCATCCGAACGAGTATTTATAAATGTACTTAGTGAACACAAGTGTTTTTCCGCTTATAGGAAAGCAAACCCTTAAATTAACTTAGTTTAATTACTTCCACACTAAGTAAACACTTAGTAAAAGCATTTCACGGATGTTAAACATGGTACAAGAAAAAGACTTCCTCATGGCTCATTGTGCCGAGGACGCGAAAACCATCATTTCCTTGAAAGATGCCCTAAAGAAAAACAAGGAATTACTTCACAAGTTGGCAATGTCTATGGTCACGACTTTTGAAGAGGCGTGCGCGATCCACGGTATCCCGGTGATACAAAATGCCTAATGTGGAAGGTACAAGAAATATCTACTTTGGTAAGAACGAGGCTCCCATAGTTAAGGGGTGGACGGCCAAAGAGATAGCAACCCTCATCTCCAAGGGTCGCCAGTTATTTGAAATGGCGATGTCCAACGCGGAGGACGAGGAAATCGAATATCTGGAAGCAAATCCAGAATTGATGGAGGTAATCAAGAAATGGTAAACTTGGGACCACCGGCAACGTGTAAAAACTGCTTGGGAGCAATGACTCCGCCATTTGAAAGATGTCCGTATTGCGGCACGTACTACCCGAAAATGATGGGTTTGTTTCCGTCAACACCATCATCGGAATTGTCAGCCAATATCCCACCTATTACGGGATCTAAACCCAAATCTGAATTGTGGGAATTTAGACCCGGTTTAAGAGAAAAATTCGCACCAAGAGTCCCAAACTTCAACGAACCAATGCCAATAGTCCGGCCTCATTTCACGGGATTAGACACGGAAATATATCCCGGGCTTAATCTCCATCGTTTATTAGATGTTGCGCGGGCTTACCAATTGCAGAATGTATCCTTGATACGAACATTGGCTCCAACGATATATCCCGTTCAAGCGGGTATTAATTATTGGTCCACGCCGAATGACAACACGCACAAAATAGCCACGATATCCAAAGTTGCCACCTTTGAACGAGTTGATCAAAAACATCAATTGGAACAGGTTATTCGTGAAACCTCTAATAGATTTTGCATTGAAGAGGACCGCTTGGCGTTCCTTGGCGATAAACACATCGGCGTTAAGGGTTTGGTGAAACAAACAAGTGATTTTGCGGCACACGAGATAACGATACAAACCATTATCGACGGGATCAACGAATTCGTGAAGGAGACTGGTGAGATAAGACCCAATGTTGTTATGACTTCCCCGGCGTTCAAATGGTGTGCAACCGTGCATATTTCACCCGGTAGAACACCTTTGGAAGTTATAAAGACTTGTGCAAACGTGTTTGTGAGCAATAACATTCAAGAAGAGACGCCCACATACGATAATAACACGGTGCTCATACTTCCGTCTCAAACACAACATTGGCACATGGCGGGTTCAACTCTTGAAGTAGAGGTTAGACCAGACTTATGGAAACTACACATTCGTTTCTGTATAAAGTCAGCCGTTATTGTCGAAAACCCACGCGCGTTATTCGCAATAATCAACAAACCACTTGGTGAACCAGAATGGACATAACGAGGAAAACAAAGAAGCCGAAGCCGGCACCAAAACCGGTGGAGACAAAGAAGCCACCCAAGCCGAAAAATAGTCAACCTGACCGGTCTAAATCCAAATCCAAGTCGACCACGACGACCACGAGAACCACACGAAAGCCAAAAGCCCCGGTGAGCATGATAAAATCGCTGGTGAAGACGGCTCGCATTAAATACTCCCATCATCCCCCGAAGTGCTCGAAATGCGGTAAAAAACCAAATCCTGTTAAAATCAAGGGTAAGTTGGTTTGCGAGTGTGGGAATGAGTTGAAGTGGGACCCGTCTCCCTCGTGGGTGGTAATATTCGAAACGGAAAACTGGCTCGCCAAGATCTCTTAATCCTTTTTTTTAAAAATCCACGCTTAGCCCGTGTTTCTTGATTCGTTCCATATAGGTTTTAAAGAAAAAATCCCTATCTTCAAGTTTACAACTAATCCCGCATTGGTCCTTTATCTCCTTTGTCAATGCGCGAGTCCATTTGGTCGAATCAACCGAAACCTTGAATTTTCTTTCGAATCTTGGGATATATCTTCGCATTAATGGCATGGATAACCCATAGAAGTGAATCCACTTGCCTTTTGGGAGAACGTGTGCCAGATAACCCATGGCGTGTTCCGTGTATCGGTTGGGGTAAATGATTCGACAAAAATTACCGATGCCGACGATTTTATCATCCCGGGACCATATCTCTTTTATCTCCTTTGTCCTGGCCATAAGATCGAAATAATCCATAAAGTTTGACTGAATCACACAAATGTATTGTGGGTTATCGATGTACTTGTAATTATTCCTGATGGAACGTTCAACAAATACATCGGAAAACTCCACATTCATATCCGGCGGGTAGTCTATGGAGATATACTCGTTATCCATCAAATTATCGTTGGCAAGAAAATGAAGTCGTTTCACACAAGAGTATTCGTCATTCTTTGTCAATTCATACACGCCGGGATCTACAAAGATGATTTCCTTGGCGTATTTTGCAGCAAAATCATATCGGTTGATGTTAAGCAAACAATATTTGCTGGCATCGGTGTTAATATCAGTAAAGAACATCATTTTCTCTTAAACTCGTCCATCCACATTCCAATTGTCTTCCCCTTCTTGATGGCCTTGTAAATGGCCCGTGCTATCGGGGGACACACCGCGTTGCCAATTTGTTTATACTTCTCCCACTTCTTGCCAGCAAACTCATATTCAAGAGGGAAGCCCATCACGAACGCCAGGACTTGTGGGCTGAATCCCTCTATCTCGCCCTCTGGTAACAAGCCCAGTTTTATCGCGACCTCTTGAAAACTCTTGTAATCCTGTTTTACCGTTTGATAGCCTTTTGATTGACCGATTCCCCTAAGACTGGCTAACGGTGTATCAAGAAACTTGTCCCACCTATCAAGAACATACTCTTTCCCATCGTGGGTTAATAAGGGGTCTCTACAAACTGGTGTGGGTACTACATACCCCGTGTATGGTTTCTTGACTGGCTCGGGATAGTTTCCAGCAAATAGTCGTTTCCTACGATGAGGGAGACCAAAATCACAAGCCCTAAAGAATCTTCCCTTCACCAAGCCAGTTTTAACAACGCCAGGGACTTCCTCCATTACCCAAAACTCGGGATTCAACTCGTCGCGGATTTCAAGATAACGGAGAACCATCTCCGGGTCTTCCGTCTTACCGCGAATGTTGGCTTTGCTGAAGGGTTGACACGGGGGAGAACCTATCAGGATATCCACTTTCCCAATGGTGGACAAATCTAATTCTCGCACATCCTTCAAGATAAACTCCCCTTGAATGTTATGCTCCCAAGTTTCCCCGGCGATCTCCCAAGTGTCCACGCCTATAAGTTGGTTTCCCGTCTCCTTGAAGCCCAGTGAAAACCCGCCAGCACCGCAGAAGAGATCAAGTATCTTTCGACCCACCTTCTCTCCTCCTATTGCTCTCCAGAAACATTATCACCGCAATGAGGACACGGGCCCGGCGTGTTGCTACCCGGCTTCCCACAATTGGAACAGACCATCTTTTTTACATGTCGTGGTCCCGTGTAGTCAAAATCAAGCCTAATGGCGGCATCGAGTTTCTCTCGGAGCCGGGCGTTCTCGATTTCAGGCGCTCCCTCGTCACTGGTGGGTTGCTCCAACACATTCAATAACTTCTCGGCTTCCTCGCTAATATACTGCAGGTTCCTTGCCTTGCTTGATAGACTATACGAGACATCGTGGATCATGAAAAATCTAATGGCGGCATCGATTTTATCTTGTAGTGCAGACACCCCCGCTTTCAAGGCGGCGTTCTCCTGCTTGAGATTCTCATTCTCAAAAAGCAATTTTTGATGGCACACACCAACACACGCGACATCGTCCACCACGCAATTACCCGTGGGACCCAGTAAAGCGCATTTAGGCGCCCCCGCTTTCCCGTGGCCAGCCCGGTCCTGACTGGAGGCGTCGTCAACACGGGTGCTTGTATCAATGACGGGGGCCGTTTGTATCCCCGGGGTTTCACCGGTCCCGTCAAGGTTTAGGGCATTCGGGGCGGGGGAGTCCTGCTCGAGATGACAAATATCACAATTCTCGTGGTCTGATTCCAACACCCAACGGCCGTGAGCGAGTACGTGGTCCGCACAACAGAACGGGCAACTAAAACTCGTCCACGGGACACCACCAACAAATGCCATGTCACACTCCAAGCATCTATCTGGAGGGGCGGGGGAGTCCTGCTTGGGTTCGAAATTCTCGCCGACCTCACACTTGTAACACGCTCCAATATCGTGGTGCATCGTTGAATTCACGCATTGCTGACATATCATCCCTTTCAAGCCGCCCCTCGTTTTCCTCGCCTCTTTTGCTATTTCAACGAGCAAATGCGCGCAATAAGCATCCTCACGGTGGGAGTTGCACCCACATCCAGCCTTCTCATTTTCTGCGGCCGCGCTGGTGTCCAACTGGGAATCTCGCGAGGCACGTTCTATTTCGGCTATCCAGTTAACCCCTGAAGTCACGTTCTTGAGTACATTCAACACCAAGTTATATTGAATCTTCAACTCGTTTAATTCCTTATTGCATTGTTTCCAAGCAATGAAGGCCAAGAGTCCGATGTTTTCCGTCTTCTTTTCTTTATTCTCCTTGTTTTCCTTTTCGTTTGACATGTTTATCCATCATCTCCAATATGTTCCCTTGTCGTTTCTTTCTCTTGTTTTCCAAGAGGACATCCAAGCGGTGTTCACAACCGTTCACCTTGTTACAGCCAGGATCTTGGAAATCACACGGTTGATGACAATCCATTTCTGGAATCAATTTTTTCTTGAACGGGTATCTATCGTGTACCATACCGCATGATTTACAATAAAACTCTTCAAGAGTGTTGTCCTTCGCGCACAAACGATACCCAAACGTGTCTCCGTTACATTTAGGGCATATCATCCGCACGGCCATATTAGATTTTGCGCCTGTGATAATCCAAACACCATCCCTAACACAAATATCATTATTGCGAACCCTATTAACAGGATCACGTCCATCGCCATCCCGTATTGGCGTTTTCTCCGTCGTTTCGGTATTAGTGTTTCCATAATGGCTTCCGTGACACGAGACTTCTTTGTGTAGAATGATTCCCGTAGGCTCTCCATCTTGGTTTGGAGGAGCACCAGCCAGATTTGAGTATGAGACACTAAGATCTTGAATAGTAGATGGAGAATCCACCGGGCTTTGATGGTGAAACATTCGTCAAATATGGTTCTCGTTTCATTGGAATACGTTTCCATATCATCAAGCATGTTATCGATGGCAGCAAAATCCACCACTCTACACCGCAGAATTTCGTTATCCATGAATACCTCAAGACATTTATGTTTGTAAACGCAAATCCCGCAATTATGTCTTTCCAAAAACTCCTTGGCTTTAATTGTGCTCATGTTCGACATGAAAAAACACCAAATAATACGCCGGGGAGGATTTGAACCTCCATCTCGCGCTTGGGTAGCCCGTGTGCTTCCATATTGCACCACCGACGTTTGGGTTTGGTTGCAGTGGGTGGAATTGAACCACCTATCTCCGGATTATGAGCCCGGCGAGTCTACCAATACTCCACACTGCAATTGCTATAGGAAATAATCCCCCACGTGTTTATATGTGTTTCCCAACCCATTGGGACACTTGTATTTTTCCACCGATATGTTTAAGAACATATCCACGTCACCAAACACGTCCATAACAATATATGATGATGATCATGAAAGCGGTCACGATATTATTCCCCGAGAAGTACATTGAAGCAATTGAGAATCTTGTGAAAAGGGGATATTTTCCAAATAAATCCGAAGGTTTCCGCATGGCGGTATCAAATTTCGTTCATAATCTCGTCCCAGCCTTTGAGGCAATGTTCCTCAAGGATGTAGATTCAAACGATAAGGAAATCAAGGATACCAAGAAAACTACCAAGGGTGGCGCCGCCGGTGTCTCGGCATAAACGGAAAAACGGCCAGGATAAGGACGAGATAACCCTTATTTGGGTATGTTCTGGATGCAAATCCAAATTCCGCAGTTATAAGCAATACGAGAACCACGGTAAGGAATGCGTTAAATTGCGAAAACATGATGGTAAAAGATGCCCGTATTGTCAAAGATTCTTTACCAGTGTTGCCACATGTAACTATCACAAGACCATATGCAAACAAAGACCTGTGGTTACACAAATAAAAAAAAGGTCCCCCCGGTAAACGGGGGAACCGAAAGGACACACGGAGTTGTTTAGGCCCCTGCCGAAGGGCCCGTTATCATTCTATTTTTTCTTTTTTATAGCCGGGCGGTGCCCAACTTGATGGAGGCTCTGGAGTCACGTATCCCGTTATTTCCTTTAACTCCTTATTCATGTACTTATTCCATCTTTTCAGGATTTTGAAAAGAGTTAAGAACATCAAAGCGGAGTAAAGCGCCAGGCATCCAACTATCAAGAGAATCATTCCAAGTTGTTTATCTGGCGGTTGCCTCGTGTAGATGTCAAGGAGCACTTGTACCTCACCAAATAGTACGAAAATGGCTAATAGGACAAGCCCCAGATAGACACATATGAAGATTATCACGCCCAAGACGGTGAGAAACGAGGACATCACCTTAAACTTTTCCACCACTTTTTATCCACCATTTATACCATTCGTTCATGTGATACTTGATTTTTTTCTCGTTGTTCAGTAGATTCCGAGCAATTTGAACCTCGCTTTCATTCCTATGTTTCTGGGATTTGATCCACGCATCGTTAAGTGAGTCCACTATCCCTCTATTGAAGGCCCTTTTCACGAAAGATACCATGATACCCGAAAATAACGTTAGTACGGTTATCATTGAAAACCGAGGACTTGTAAGAGCCATGTAAAGAAAAAAGTCACCAAGGCTCCCCCAGCCATCAAGGCAAGAATGATCAAGGACTGGGTAAACTTCTCCGCCAAGATCTTCATGGTATCAGAGTGTGCTTTCACCGGCATGGTCGTGGAATACTCCTTGTTGATTTCCGCTAAGGCCACGATGTTCGTATTGTTGTCCGCTAAGGCCTTCTGAAACAAGGCTTGGGATTTCTGGAATTCCTCGCGGTTGACTTTAAGATCTTGTCCGATGCTTGTCATCCAATCCTTAAACTCTTCCTTTGAGACAAAATCATCCTCCAAGATACGGTCTAACATGGCTTTCTGTTCCTTTGTCAACTCGCCGGGAAAAATACCCTTCTCGTCGGCTTTCTCTTCTGGAATATCTTCATACGGTGGTTCACTCATATAATCACCAAGTAATATCTCCGTCTTTCTCGTTGAAATATATTACTATTGATTCTCAAGAGTCTCCAGTCTTTCCAAGATGTTCTTGAGAATGTGGCGCATACCACATCCCGCCCTATCATCATTCTTGACACATGCCAAACAATCCTCAACCGTCGGTGCGGGAAAAGGCTCCCCGCATTCCGGATTGCCACAAGTTTCTCTTTCGGTCATATCCACCACCCTATTACTACTATGAAGTATTCCGTCCACGCGATTAGAGTTGTATTGGAGTACCATTCTATAAATCGATTATCATCTAACGGGACCGTTAACTCTTGGGAATTGAAATTATTGCTTGGATTTGAATAGATTATCGATGAGGAGACGAGATTATTATCCCCGTTTCTCCCGAATAACATAAAATTACCGGCTTGATTGTCTCTAATCAACACCTTCAAGTTTACCGCTCTGGCACCAACCGGAACGATTCCAGACAAATCAATTGGGTTCCACGTGTTGGGTTCACCATTTGGAACAGGCAGGGCAACGGTGGCGCCTCCCGCTATCTTGTAATAGTCATACTGGGTTGGCACCGGCAATCGCTGGACATATGTGCCGGCGCGGAGTCTTGAGACCGAATTTTGCTCTTTAGGTACAGAATTGGTCGAAGATTCTTGGTCGCCGTCATAATATGTTCCAGTCAAATCATCATCCGTGTTCAACGATCTGGCGAGTGTCGTGATCTCCTTCAAGGTAACTATGCCATCCGTGAGTACAACCATGTTAATATCATTTCTAACATCCCACGGTTCGTAGGCCAGTACCATATAATCTTTTCTTGGGATTTCGACCGCATCATCTTTCCAAGCAAAATCAACGGTGGTGCCCACTTGAACATGTCCTTGATTCTGAACGCGAACCGTGATAATTCTGGGAGTCCTCAAATCTGAACCTTCATTGGTGTAAATGTTAAATCGATTTACAGCCATTTGAAGACACTCCGCATCATTCATTAATTTTGGGTCATTCTTTTGTGTCACATACACGGTTCCTTCAGAGGCTTCAAGCCCGGGGTCTCCAATGTAAACCCTTCGCACTTGACCCGCTTGATTATGTCCTCCAGATACTTCCGATCGAGTAATCCTGAAATCGGGCACTCGCACATCAACCAGTTTCACTTGAGGGTTACCCTCGTGCCATTTAACACCGGAATCTATCAAACGATCATATCTTCGAAGGTTCGCGAGTCCAACAGGATTGGTGTAAAATACGGCTCTTTCCAAGTCCCTGGCGTATTGTAAATATTTGTCCGTTCTATTCTGGACTTTTCTATTATGAGCCAATGTAAAATCACCGTCGGGGTCGATAGACGAATCCTGATAAAGGAAACTCAAGCCATTGATGATCGTCTTGGCCATATCTGCGGTATTCAATGATTTGAAATCAAAATTGCTCTTCTGATAGACCGCATAGTTAAGATCGACCAATTGTAATTCATAATCAGATCTTTCGGAAGTGCTTATGGGTTCAAAGATTTTGGTTTTACTTACAAGTTGGTTAAATCCATCGTATATTTCTATGAAATCACCCTCTGGAATGATACCCAGATCATTTGGATTCAATTCCATCATCCCGGATGCTGGTCTCTCCGTTGCCCACTTCTCAAACTCAAATCTCTTGATGATCTCGTTTGGAACGATGTCAAATTGAAAGATTTCCAAGTCGGTGAATATCACACCGTACAAACTGGCTCCCTGAAATGTATCCGCGGTGTCTGGGTCAGAGTACAACTTAAAACCGTGATTTAGAGGCTCATCATAATAATAAGTCTTTATGGAACCGCTAAGGAGAAGGTGCATCCAAGCCCTATTCTGTTTATCGCTGGTGGTGCTACTACCTTCGAATTGTGGTTGAGAAACCGATGGGTATCTTACCCGATTCTCGCTGGAACCCAACAAGAAGGCTTCCTCTTCGAACATTATATTCCACGAGACGCCATCATCCAAGGATTCATATACTCTAAATTGTCCCGCGTTCTCAAGAACGAGACATATTCTATTGTTATTGACGTGGTCGTACAAGATGGGATATTGATGGCAGTTAACTGGGACCACCCAATTGGTCGGGAAGTCGAAGATCTTGGTGGCCGCACCGACGCCGAAGGGGATTCTCCAGTATTCCGCGTTGGTCCCGCCTACTTGATTAAGGACCACATCAAAGGAGGCTTGATTATGGTTGTAAACCGCGTTAAATTGAAATGGCTCGCCTGGGGTTTGAGCAACATAAAACGGGAGTACCCAACTATAGCCGGGGTTAACAAATCCTGCTCCGCTTAAGGTTCTATGAAAGATCGTGTGAGTGCTCCCGTTGTCGAATAGAAACAAGGCTTCTTGGGAACCGCCATTGGATGCTATTGGCCAATAGGTGACCATTGCCGCACAAATATAACCAACGGTGGGCCCCGTGAAGACTGTAAACGTTTGTCCATCGTTGGTGGAGTATGCGAATTGTGCCAAGTTGGTGGCGCCATCGTGTCTTAGATATGCGTGGACGAATTCGGTTAAGACTGGAAACGTGTACCCCGAGCCTATCATTGCGTCCTTTGGGTCACACAAGCCCGCCAGTGAAGCCACGTTTGTAAACGTTTGTAGGTCTGGTGTAACACGCACCACTTGAGTGGTGGGCGTTTCATTATTCACAAGCAACAAGTGATCCGTGACCGTCGTATGAACGGGAACGAATCTACTTGGTACTCCGTTGGTTGGCACGTCTCTAACATACGGCCATGAATCCGTTTGAAGCCCTTCGTTCCTTTGATAGTAAAAAATATCATCCAGTTTCACATGGCAGTTAATCGCGCCTGTGGTTGGTCGAATCACGAAGCCGCCCCCCGGTTGTGTGCCCGTTGCTATTGGCCAGAAAATTTGATTATTCCAAGTAGCAAAAGGTACACCTCCGTTGGTAATTATCTCATCGTTCAATAGGACGATGTATTCGGTCTCATCTATGAAGTACCACGTCACGATTATTTCTTGATTCAAGGGGAATGCCCCGGCTTTCGCCAGTATTGAGGAGGTGTTATTATTCAAGTACATGTCTCCCAATGAATCAATTTGCATTCTTATAATGGGATTCCCGCCATTAAAGGGTGTTTGGTCCCAATATCCCCATATGAATTCAAGCCGGTTCCCTGGCGGGGGAAGGACAACCCAATCCAACTTGAATGTGAACGAGGAACCCACTGGATTTTGTCTAATTCTCAAACCATAATCGGAATTATATAATGCTACTTGTCGATAGTTTATGGTGCTTACTCCAGAATAGACCACACGACATTTCTTATCCCCGTCATAGTCTATAACACGCATTGTTGCCCCGCCTATTCTGGACCAGCCCGTATCATCGCCGGGAGTCAAGAGATAGTTATCCGCATAATTTCTCCACGTGTTAATGGTGTGGTATCTGGGCGAGATGGGCATGTTATAAGGCACCCCACACGATTTGGAAGATACCTTTGATAGGTAACGATTTCGGGTTCCCCAATAACATCGGATTTAGATTTGCTATGTAACCCGGTGCAAAATCCTTCGTATCATCGTCCGGCGCTGCATATTGAACGTAGGTGCCATCATAATTCAAAATGACCATATACGCGGTTTCTTGTGAGATCTTTCGATGCTTAGCAAAGAATCGTGTGAAGGCGTTCTGGTCCTCTAAGGTGGCCAGGAACCCGTCTATCTGTACTTGTTCATTGAAAACACCAAGTGGGACCGCGAAACCCACGCCTCCAGTAAATTGCTCGTGGTTTAACTCGTTGGATTGGGGCCTACCCGCCATGTTTGCAAACCACTTCATGTAGGTAATCCCGAAATCGAAATTTGCAATGTTTATGTCGTCCGGGTGGGACCATAGTTGAGTATTGACGTTTCTTTCAAATAAGTATGCGCCAGGCTCTATCATTTAACTTTCCACCAACCATTGTTGTTGTGCGGTTACCCGCGCCAATGTCTTTGCGGCCTGTTGGTCCAAGACCACGGCCTGAATATTATTGTTGATTACCCTTGAGGGTTGTTGAGGAATTCCCGTTTCCATATCACCGAGTAAATCCCTCATCATGGTAACGGTCTGGGCAGTCATTACCTGCTCGCCTCTATCGACTATGGCGACTCCGGTCTCTTTAATCATCCCTCCCGTTTGTAGTGTTTGGATATGCGGGATGGACTCAAAGGTGCCCAATGTAAAGAATTCCGCGAGTGCATTAATGATGTCTATAAAGAAATTGACTATGCCGATTATCACATTGACGAACCAAGTGAATCCCTCAACGATGCCGGCCCAAATCTCGTCCAGATTATCAAGTACCCACGCCAATGCTTCGAAAATAACGAAAATGACTTCCAAGATAGCATCTATCACACCGGAATCTACCAACCATGTGATAAACATTGAAATGGCGTCAACTATCATTATAAAGAATTGTATTAATTCGTCCAGCAAACCGGATTCGATAAGAGCATTTAAGATACCCACAAATAAATCGGTTAACATAACGAAGATTTGAACGCCAAGATCTATCAATTTCTCAAGTATGCCGCTTTCCGCTATTCTCCTTATAATTTCCGCTATGGCTTCAAACGCGGGTTTTAATGCACCCATTATGGCCTCACTGGCTCTTTGGAAAACACCCGAATCTATCAGATCCTGAATGGTTTCTCTAAGAACATCGATTATGGGTATTAGAAACTCGGCCAGATTCTCCGCCATTTGTTTCATTGCGCCTATGGCCTGCGGCGAGAAAAATATCTCGGTAATCTTACTTAATGCTGGAGCCAAGGTGGCGGTCAAGATCTTGCCAAACATGCCCACCCTATCCAAAATCGGCTTGAGGAAAGAGACAATGGGAGCAATTACACGGTTAAGACTATTCATTATGCCGTTTATGCCCGAGGATGCTACATCCTTGGCCATGTTGCCCACTCCTTTGGTAAACTCAAGCATTTTCTTTCCGGCTGCTCCTTTAACCGTGTTGAACACTTTCCCAAGTGCAGAGAATACCGCCAACGGTGCTACCATGTTTTATCGTCTTTTCTTTATTTTCTTTCGATTTCCGAATAATTTCTTTGCTCTTTTCTTGGCTTTTTTCTGTTCCGCTGCCATGATAGATAGATAGAAAACCTTCTTGAAGGGATTCAGATCTTCGATATCCTTCGTGGTCATACCCAAGCCTCTACGGAGGTTGAATTCCTCAAGCCATTCCGCTTCAACCGGGCTTTCCTCACACCAGTTTTCAAAGGCACTGGCCCCTTCTATTCGGACGACGAAGGAGGCGCTTTTTTTGTTTCAGCAAAGCGATTGTCTAACATTTTACCAAAGATCTCCATCACTCTATTTGCGGCCTCATAATCATCCACATCCGCCTCATTGGCGAGATATTCCTCGGTGATTTTTGGGTCCACACACATTTTCATGAAGACCTTGTCCCTAACTGGGAAACTGGCTTCCAACCTATCGTCCTCGTCTTCTATCGCCGACAGTCTTTTGAATTCTTTAACGGCATAATCCATTAACTGGTACGGCGCCTTGTTTCTAATATTAAATATCTTATCGCCTGCTACCAATGGCGTGGTTTGTATTGTCATGTTGTTTCACTCCGTGTATTGTTTTTTATGAAATAAATGAATTAAACAGGATCCGGCCCCGAATAAGAACCTTCGAAGTATCCAAGACCCAAATCATCTTTGGCTTCAATGGCCACGCTTCCCTCATCAAACCCTTGCGGGTTGTCTCGGGGCATCATCCATAACTCGCATTCAACATTCATAACCTTGTCTTCTTTGGAGGGGATTTCCTCTGGGTGAGCACCAAGCCTAAGACTATTCATTGTGAGTTGGAAGTATCTATCGGCGTTTTTCTCTATCCTCATCACTCCGGCTATCGGTGAAGCATATTGGGACAAGGGCTTGTTGATCAAGTTGAAAAATACAAGTGATTTCGGATAGTAATTCACGGTGATCGTGTAATCCAATGTTCCAACCTTGGGATAGTTTGGATAGAAATCACCTAAGGTGGGTTCATTCTCCACGTCATTTTCCAATAGGATTCTAAATATATCCGCCATGCCCGCTTCGATAATGTTTTCCCCGTCGTAGGTAAGTACGAAAGTATCAACAATATCACCCCATCTAAAATTATCAAGTGCGAATTCCGGTATTGCCGGGTCATATTTACTCAAGCCCTCATCAATGGACTTGGCCCCGTTAACCCCTATTTCTTGGGTACCGGCGCCTCCTTTCTCCAATGTGAGTTGCCAGGATTTGACGAGTATTCCGAGAAGATCAACTATAATGTCTTGGTCCTCGTCGCAAACATTCGGTTCTCGTATTCGGAGACACGAGGTGGGCATTTGACAAACGGAATCGATCTCCGTTATCTCCTTGATATACGGACCAGTGAAGATTTCAAAGGCATCCCCGTTAATATTCGTGGGCGTGTTTATGTCTAAGGTGACTGTGGAAGCATCATTATCTATGATTAAAAACTTCATAACGGTGGTTCCAGTGCCCACGTGGGTTACCTCTATATACTCGCCTATATGGGCGTCCACGACCATGGTAATGCCCAAATTAAGCACGGCGGTACCTTGTCCGCTTACAACGTTTCCGGTGATGGCTGGTGAGTGGGAAACTCCAGTGGTCTCACATTGGCCCCACGCCAGGAAAGCCCAGCGAGCGGTCTGAAATCGGAATGGCACGGTTTGATCTACCGCATCAAATCCCAACTCATCGTGATAATTGTATTTTCTCCCGCCTCCCACAGTATACTTCTTTTCGACTTTTAACTTATTTCGCATTATGGGGAAGGCTCCCTCTTCCGGCAGATCGATGGCGTACTGGATAGTCGGTGAGACATCCTTCGTATCTTCCGGGGTGCGGAATGCGCGCTCCTTCGTCAATAACACTTGGGAACCTTGTCGGGGATAGTTTTGTTTCGGCATGTTTAAATCACTTCCATATTAGTCTTAACTCGTTTAACTTTGTTTCTCTAAATCACTTGTACTTTACCGTGAAGAGGCTCCGAGCAAAATTTGTCACGTTCTTGATACCAAGAACACCTTTCAAAGGACGTATGAGGGGAACGATTCCGTTGTTTATGAAGTCTTTGTAAACTCTTTGAGCGAGGTTTCTCCCGTTGACAAGCAAAAGATTCCACCAGCCCTTTCGGGCGTTTGGATCGTTCCTGGCGACGCCAAACCGACCCACCGAACCACGGTGTTGAAGCCAAGAGGTTGGCATCTTGTTTACCGGTGCAGCATATGGCACGCCCGGGGTACCAATTACCATTCTGTAGGGTTGAGTTTGTGTAAAAGGCTTCAACGTGGCAGTGGAAACTTTAAGTCTACTTTCGATGGAGTCTCTAAGTTTACCCAACTCTGACGGCACCCAAATGTTTATCTTGTCGTTCATGTATTTCGACAAGGGACGGTGAATCATCGTGGTAATCATCCCGATTACTTTATTCTTTGATATTTCTTTCACCGTATCGAAACGGGCCCTTGGGGTGACTTCAATGATAACATCATCCCCCAATTCTCCCATTGGACCGAGTTTAGATCCCGCTCCACCGCTTCGCTTTTTGCGCCACATTTGAGGATGGGTGCCCTTTTTGAATTGTTTTACCCTTGCTTTGCGTTCCGCCTGGCGCTGTTTGTATTTCTTATTGTGAACCTTGATACCACGTTTCCTCTTTGCTTTTGCTCTTCTATCAGAAAGCGCCATCTTTCCTCACCTTTCCAGAACGATAACATATGACTTCCAAGTTTGTAATCCATTTTCCTCGCTGGGTTGTATAAACGGGATTCGGTACTTCGATTCTATTATACTCCCCACATTTTTCGTTCATTATACATATCTCCCTCATTTGGAGAAAGATATTTTCGGCATCCTTGATGTTTCCAGCCTTGATTATGATATTGTAAGTATCTCCTGCTTCCGTTCCCTCGTGGGTTCTACCAAATCCAAGATCATCAGAGTTGCGAGAAACCAATTCAACAAGAATCATTCGTTTGAAAACCGTATTGATTATTAATGCTTCCCTATCGTCTTCCTCGGGATTTACTGAAAAATACTCACGGAGAACGGGTTTTAACACTTCTCCCCAATCTCCCGCATCAAAAATCTTCGTTAATTCAAATTGATAACGTCGGGGAATCCTGATTCACCCCGTGTAAACACGTTGTCTAAAATCGTTGCCTTGGACGGGGACACCTGCGTATCCGTGGTCCACGAGAATGCGTTTCTGCTCCTTCGTTAATTCCATTGATTGACCGCGAAAACCAAGGTCGTATAACTCTATTGCTATTCCCGACAATTCCAGATACGGGTCATCTATTTCCGTTCTCCTACAGAACCCGTTTATCACGGCCGTGGCTCGGGCTTTCAATCTTGTATTCCGCTCTTTCGATACCGTGTTACCGCCGGGAACCTCTTCTCCGTCGAAAATCTCGTCGGATATCTGATCATCCTCAATATAATACGACATGGCTAATTCTCCGTGTGTAAAAAAGGGTAAAAAATGGTAGGACTAAGGCGGGGTAACGCCTGCATCAATTTCGTCCATCCAAGCAATGAATTTTGGCTGGAGAATCTTGGGAGCAAACTTTTCCCGCATACCGTAGGAGGTCTTCCAGTTATTGACCTTGTCCATGCTTTGCTCGATGCCGGATGAGAGGATCTCCCACGCGGCGTCGGCGGGGCCGGTTCTGGCGACCATGAGCATGGAATTGGCATCCTTGGCAACATTCTCTTGGAGGAAGTTTGTGGTGTAAACGTTTCCGCCATTCAACTTGGCTCGCATGATGTCAAGGTTGGTCGTCTTGGGGTCGTACGGAACCACGGTGGTGTTGGCCAACGTGTATATATACGAGGTAAGCACAACATCAACGGGGCGGTCTTGGAGACCTTCGGATGTGAAGTGATCGAGACCTTTCAATACGGCCGCTTGTAAATTCTCAAGAATACCGTCACCATCACTATCATCACCAAACGGACCGACGGGATTACCAAGGTCTTCGCTGCCAGTAGCACCAATTAGACCTTCGATCTTAACACCGGGCCTACCACGGAATCCAATAATGTCCTCTTCGTTCTTGATTAACTTCACCATACGAGTCATTGCGAGGGGAAGTCTTTCTTTACCCGCGAAGAGCCGGGCCCAGTGGTCGTTTGCGAGACTAACGGAATGGTAGATCTGGGGAGTCGGAACGGTAATGGTCGTACCAGTAATGTTCTTATGATCATCCTCTGGTTCCATTGCATAGTTGGGACGCTCCATATCATCCAGTGCGCCAGTTTGATGGGATGTGGTACCGTCGAATTGTAGGCTATCTACTCTGGGAGCCATGATGCGGAGAACGTTGGGCTGGTCGTGAAACAAGACCACGAGTTGGTTTGAAAACTTCCTAATATCCGTGATTAACGGGGAGAAGGACGAATCGCCACCAATCTTGATAATCGGGTTGAGGTCGTATGACATTTTTCTTTTCACCTGTTATCGTTGAATACAATACCGTGATTTTAGGGCGCGGGAACCGGTATGTATGCCTTGTTGATCAGGAGCCAAGCATAGACCCAACCCGGTGCAGTGGTGGTAGTCGCACTGAATGCCGCACGTGCAACCGGAATACCACTGGCGAGTTTAGTGGAGATTCCCAAGGCACCGACCTCAAGATAGTCTCCTTTTACTATGGTTTGACTTTCCGCCAACCTTAATAGAACCAAATCCGCGACTTCCGCAACATCCACGAATTCGTCGTTTTCCGCATGTTTACTACTCTGTACGCCGCTCACTATTGGCAAGTGAGTCTTTTGGACTTGAAAGAGACCAACGGGTACCTCATCGGCTGGGCACAACTTGACTTGATAATCACTTGAACCACGCGCCGCGAATCGACCCACGACTTCCTCAATTGCTGCCGAAGTTTGCTCATATCGGAGTTGCTCGGTAAACTTTCTCCACGTCCCGCGTGTAATCTGGGTTGGATATCCGTTTACCAAGGAACTAAGGACCGGATTAGACATTAGACCTTACCTCCATCAACGTATTTTTGCATATGGGCATACTCCGGTCTGAGGACCATTTTCTGGCTGTCGGAGTCGAATTGGAACATGTTGATGTCTAACAGGGGGATTTCCTCGTTGCTATCCCGTTCGGTTTGATTCCCGGAATCCCGGTCGCCTTGGATCTTACCGCCAACAGATCGGGCACCGAATAGGCAACCCTCAATGAAGTCGGCTGATTTGGACTTGAAGGATTTAGAATCGAAGCCGTGCTCCTTGACGAGAATATTCACGGTGTTTTCCGTGTTCTTGGTAATCTCGGCTTGGTACAAATCCTGATAGGTCTTTGCGGAATCTTGTGCAACCTTGAGTTGTTTCTCAAGAGCACTAATCCGCTTATCGACGGAATCACGATTGGTTGCTTCGGCTTTCAAACGAGCATTTTCTGCAATGAGTTGCTCCCGTGTCTTGCCAAGTGAATCGGACGAGTTTTTTTCCTCTTCCTCTTCCTCTTCCTCTTGGTCCATATCTTCTTTCTTGTTTGGTGACACTTTGGGTTCAACCTGTTTGATTTCCATTTCGTTTTTTGCCATGAGACTCGCACGGACGTTTAATTCTACCCGATCTATGCGGGGATTATCTTGGGCGAGTTTCCGCTTTATCTCTTCGATACGTTCTTGCGGAATATTTTCCAAGGCGTCCGTTGCTATGACATGTGAATCATAGCCTACCATGTTAATATCTATGCCCTTTTGCTCGGAAACACTACTATCGTTATTCACCGTTATCCCGAGCGGTGAGAAAGTTATTCTCGCGTCACCTGCAATTTGGAGAGCCTGGCGGTCTCGTGGTTCGTCGGTTAGCGCCAAGTGATCGATCAAGAGATTGGACTGTATTTCGTCGTACGGTACGCCATCGTGGGTGCCCTTTTCTTTAACCATTTTGTAGGGATAACCAATGGAATATCCCCTCTTGATGACCGAGCCGTTGGTAAGATGGATATCGGCACATAAATTCTTATCCCCGTGCGGGCAGGCCTTGATGACGGCTGTACCGAGTACCTTCTCCTTGCCGGAGAATAGCCCGTGATTCCCGTTTTCCATTGAGGGGTGCTCATCCAATACTGGGACACGACGGCCTATATTGGACTTGAGGTCCTCCCATTTCTTGAGTTTGGCCACGCCGTATTCCGGATATTGCAGAACGCCCTCCCGTGCTACCGGTTGATTAAGGAGAACGGTGTCCAAGTCTACTTCGCTCATTTTTATCATCGTTTGAATATGGTCGCGTTTAACGTGTTATTAAGATGTTGCATTATTATGTCTAATTCCTCTACCATCCATTGAATTTTCTTGTCTACCTCATCAACGGAGGCAGCCTGTTTTATCCTGGCGGCGAAATCGGTTAAGCCATCAATATATCCGATCACTTCGGCGAGTGGATCACTTGTCATTTTGCTCAATATGTTATGTCATAGAGAATTTCCAAACGCCCGGGGACGCCCAGAGTGGTTTTAAGCGAGTTTTTTATCATTTCCGCGTCAAACCAATACTTTAAATCGCCCTCTATCTCTTCCGTATCACTGGAGGCGATATATACAGTAAACTCACCATTTACCGCATCGGTGACTTCAATTTCTGCATCCGAGCCTCCCGCAGCCGTGTTTTTCTTTTGGAAAACAATGTCGCCTGTTTTTTTCTTTCTTACAGTGAATCTTAATTCCGCGTCGGTAAGATCCACTGGATCTTCACTCGGAGAATACTTGGCTACAAACCCTTGAGACCAGTCATCACCGCGTATCATGGTAAACGTGGGTTCGACACTCATCGTTCAACTACCTCCAAGATTATTTGCTCGTCTTCTTGTACGTCCAATTGCACGGTGCCCGCTTGAATCACCTTCACGGTATCGACTTGTACTTGTTGCCAGCCATCGGTTATCAAAGTTATCGTGATACCAGCATCACCTCTTTGTTTGGTTCCTGTTCCTTGAGTTTCTTATATGCGTCCAAATATCTGTTGAATTCTTTCTTGAATTTCTTAGACATGGTCTTCAAGTCTCGTTCAAGATTGGCCGCGGATGCAATGTGAGCCATTTGAAATGTTTTCCCGTCGGCCAAGTCCGTTTCGAACAGGATCTTAATAGGTCTACTACCCCTCATTGTTTTAGGTCTCCCTCGTTATCAAATGATTTGTTGGTTCGTTGCCGGTGTAGGTTACCGTCATTTCATATCGTGCCACGAGACCGGTTATGCCGTCGTGTAGATCCGCTGCGGCCTTTGAGTTGTACACTTCCACAGTGCTGGATACGTGTTTTCCAACACCGTCATATATATGAGTCATCCAAACGTTCTCCTTGTTTAAACCAAGAAGTCGTTTTATGTCGCCTTCTATTGCACTCGTTCTTTCCTCATTGCTCCACGATTGGTTGGTGGCCAGGACTACCACCGTATCGTCCGATGGAGTTGGGGTACTGGTGAACGCGGGATTCACAACAAATTCTCCTCGTGATTGGAGAACATTCCAAGAGTAGGAGGCAATATTTCTCGTTTCAATGATGGTCTGGTCTGACCCGTTTTTGTCTATCAAGCCCAGTTGCATGTTTCTAAACACGGAATTGGGCGCCTTTATGTCCGTATAAATATTTGTGGATGTGGAGCCGGCAAGAACCAAGCCGGCTGCCGCATATCGTTTCTCAAGCAATGTGGTAATTTGCGTGATTCCGGGGATTTGATAATCTTTCCCGTATATTTTAATCGCTATGGGTGCAAAAATAACCGCGATTATATCACCCGTGACTACCTCCGCGGTGGCCAAGTTAAACGTGACTTTGAATTGAATTTTATTCGTGTCCCGAACGATACTCAAAGCAAACGAGTCCAAATAGACTTGTATGCCACCCCGCAATATCTGAATAAACGCGACTGGAGAGCCGGAAACAGGAATCCCGATATTATCAGTCCAACTGGTAACCCAACCGGCGGTATCCCAAACAGTTAACTCAAATGCGAGATCTGGGAGTACAGAAATATCAATAATGTCGGTCACCGTGGGAACATTGCTGAACCAATCAAGGACCGCCTGGTGTGCGCGAATTGGGATGGAACCAGACTCGTATCTATCCACGTTGCTTAAACCCGAGCCTCCGTCCGCAACCCACATGTAACCCGTGTTAACAACGGCGGTGGTGAATACATAAAAATACCATCCATTGCCCACTTCACTCATGGATTGGGAGGTTATCACTTGTGTACCATCATCCTCGTACACATTAACCGTAGGCGTTAATCCGGTTGCTGGTACGCCGGAATTCTCAAAATATGCTCTTATTTGAACGGGGTTATCAACCATGTCTCATCAACTTTATCCAATTTGGTGATTTACCACTCCCGAAGGTGTCCTTTAGTATCATGTTTACTTCCGAGTAGGATAACGTCTCATCGAATCCCCGGTCCATCGCCAGAATGGTACCAATACGATCTTTGTCATCCCGTGAAAGACCAAACTTCTTTAGACCCGCGGCAATACATTGTACGCGAGACATGTTAGGAGGCACGTCTCCTTTAACATGTTTGGTGATACAATGTGCTATCCATTCGTCCACAGTCTTCGAATCAAAATTATCTATGTTCAACATGGACAAATCAATATTATCAATGTTTGACTCGCCATCTTTCTTGGGGTTGTCGCCAGGAATTTCCTCGTCTTCCAGATCAAATGTTTGGCTATCCATGTATTCCGCAATTGTCATGTTGCCAATATCGTCCGGCCATAAGGGTAATCCCATTCTTTCACGGGCTTCGTTTACCGAGATAATATCTTGAACCGTCATAACGGCACCCGCTTCGGTTGCGAAAATGTTGGTTTGTTTACCCCTATCCAACTTGATATCCATCGGGAAAAACAATTCGAATATATCCGTTTCGGGATCAATTGCATCCTCATCATCTTGATCGAGCATGTAATACGTCTCTACAATTGAATCCTCGTATCTTTCATGAAGAGTTGCGTACATTTCTGCTTGGTTGTCTTGGTCCGTTTCGGATCCTGTTACAGTACCAGTTTGCACTCCCTCCATTCTCATGCTCGGGTAACCCGTTGCGGAGGATACATCTTTCGTGTATCTTCCCATAGTCTCGTCCAAATTGAACGAGGCCTTCATTCCCTCTTCGACCTTAACTTGGAGGCGCTCATTGTGTACCATAACGGTGTAGGACGACGGGTTGCCATATTTTTCTGCCCAAGGTTTCAAATCCTCGTCGGTTTCGGCGCCCTCCACTGTAATATCAACGAGACCCAATCCACGTTTAACCACGATGGCGGCCCACGCTTGGGCAACATTCTCCGATCTTACAATGGTGTTGTATGATGTAAGAGTGCCGGGGATGCCCTCGTGTCCGTTTCCAATGGGATCTATCTCACCGATAAAAAGAACACAGTCCTTTGGGTCCAAGTTGAGTTGTTTGGTTCCCAATTCCCAACCGACCACCGGATTGAAGGAATCTATCTCATTCGTGCCCGTATCCCACGATATCCACTCGTCCGGTAACCTACACACGAATAACTTCCATTTTTTCACACGTTTGGATGAGCCGGTCTTTCGGCGATACAAAAGGGAACGGCCGAACGTCTCGGCGGTTTGAACCGCAGAAATGACGGCTTTCTTGACTTTGTACTTCTTATGGATTCGTTTTAACTTGGCTTCCAACTTTGTATCAAGTCGAATCTTGTGTTCCCTATCCTTAAGAAACTTCCAGTCTATTTTGAACGCGGCCCTTGGCGCAACACGTGTTATGTACGAGCCTTTGGGAGTCCAAGAAACGGCGTACAATTCAGATTCGTGGAGGAGATGCTGGGCACGTGATAGACTCGCCACCTGATTATTAAAGTCTATAGGTTGACCTCCGTTGGCGCGGCGTATATCCTGATAAAATGGGTCGAAGGCATAATCATGTCCGGTCTTTGGGTTGATGATCTTCTTACCGCCATCTTGACCGTATGTTTGTTTATCAGTTATTCCCACGGGCGGAGGGAGATTTGGGGTTATTCCCGTCGCGGTATCCTGTTTTGCTTCAGCCATCTTAATCGGCCAGTATTTTGGCTATGTTCTTACTCATCTTGACCCATTCCTCATCTTGGCGAGGCGGGGCCGTGATGTACTCGGCGAGGCTGTCCGGGACATATTGGCCATCCCAGAACATGAAATATGCGTTTCCGTTGCAGAAATTCTCGTTGTACATTGCGTAGGGAATTACCGAGTATAATTCATCTCGGATTTCCTGGTAGCACTCGTACGAGATATCCTTGATGATTACCGTTCTCATCGTTCTCAAGCCTCTTTACTCCTTTCTGAAAATACACAAGACTTGGTTGTAAATGGTCTGGGTTGCGGTTAAGAATTTGTATCCGAGACTTTCAACACACACGATTAATTCCGTTATGTCCACATACATGCACCGCACGGCTCTTATGTCTTCGCATTCCCTATCGTCCTTGATGAGTTTCCTGAGTTTGGCATTTGTGTCCTTTTTTGAAGTCAATTCCGTGTCACCTTTCTGAAAATCACTTTGTGTTACATGCTCCACCATAGTCTAAACTCATTTAACTATGTTTCCCACGAGCGGGTTGAAATGCGGTTTCGGGCTTCGTGGCGTCATTCCCGTCAACCGTGATCAGTAGGCGCAAACCGCCTCTTCGATCTGCCCGGGGTAGGCCGGCAGTCAACTCGAGCATGAAAAATGAACGTTATACGCGGTAACACTCTGACCATTACCGAATAAGGTTCCACCCGCTCTAATAAGGGGTGAAATTAGAGAAATAGAGGGAAAAAAAGAGGAAATAGTATTAGGCTTTACCCGAGGCGCTCCGGTACATCATTCGTTGATTCGTGGTAATCAACATGCACCCGAGACATAAACCTAATTCTCTGGCACGCGGGCCCACTTTTATTTCTCGCCCGCACAATACACAAGTCGTTTTCTTGTCTTCTTGGGTCATTTTAGTTGCCCTCCTTGTCGTATACCGCAACCTCGCATTCCTCGTTAAAGGAACACTCGGAGCAGTACCAAGAGTTGAGGACGGCGCAGTCCTCATTGTCCGGTTCAACATCGAATACTGGTTTCATGATTATCACACATCGGATAGTGCACGTTTGAATGATGTCCACACGTCTTCCTCCTCAACCAATTCCAACTCTTCTGGTGCGAAATACCAGTATTCCGGTCTTCTTGACTCGCTATATGGGTACTCGCTAAGAACCACGCCCCACTTGTCGGCCGACGGGACATAATCGATAAAATAGAAGATCTTATCGACCTGTTGAAGGTAATTCTCGTATACGCGATTTTGCATGTACTTCTTACCGGTAATCTTGATCACGCGGATTCTCGTATCGCGGGTTATGGTTTCTGGGTTCTCTAACATGATTTTCACCGGGTTTGCGTTTAACGCCCGCAGGGCGTGGATAATCGTTCTCACCCAAGGGAATCAAGGTGTAGAAGCCTTGTAAATCCGGGTGGGTCTAATCGACCTGATTATTCTCGGCACTTCTGGCATCGTTTCTGGCGATGATAGAACGGTGCATCTTTGTAGGCGTTGAAGCCGCACACACGGCATTCGTTGTATGAACGGCTGAAAAGCCCGTCTTGGCGGTACTCGTTGAAGACATCTTCCGAACCGCATTCCGGGCATTCCTTGAGCGGGAATTGTTCTCCGCATTGGATACATTTAACCATAGTTTTTCTCACATCTCCATTCTTATTTTTGATTGGGCTTTGCAGTAATCACCGATCATCGTGATGGCTTCGCGGATATCGACGGCCTCACCCAAATCAATTGTGTTCTTGTAGAGAACGGTATATCCTTCAATATCACCGTCTTCGGTAATGTCGGGAATGAAGGTGTGCTTCCCGTATCTAACGGTGTCGTATCTACCATCGGATTTACACATTCTCATCTTTCGGAGCATCATTTTCTCGCGGATCTCGTTGTCGGTCATCATTTCGGGTTCACTTAGTTTTCGTTATTGCTCTGGAGTAGTATCCACGACAAGTTATTTAAGTCTTATGTGTCTTCCGTGTTAGTCTCCAATTCGGAAGTCTCATTCCCGCTCACTTAGTGTTTACTTAGTGTTTACTTAGTGTTCAGATCATACCGAAACCTTATTAGATGAGTTAAGCCCATATTCCAGTAGGACAATGCCACGGAGAAAATTCTGGCCCTCGGATAACATGCGGATAGCCGCGTGGAAAGCCATGAAAAAACGAGGGCTTGCCATGACACTTGAAATGAAAAAAGCAATGCGGTATCATTATCAAATGCTTGCCGATAAAGGGCTTTTCTCTTCACCCACTTCCAAAGATTTGGCGAAGATGGGCGTGGATACCGCGAGTTGGAACGAGGGAAAAGGGTACCTCCCGATGGACCTCAAACTTGAGGAAGAGATAACCAAACCGGTCTCCGACGAGATTAAAATTGATGTGACCGGAGCAAAAGGTCCAGAGCCTCCACGAATAGATAACAAGACTGCCATGGCGCAAACCATCAAAGGAGTCATTAACTCTGGTCGTGGCTTCAAGAAACAGGATCCAGACGAATCGGAGAAAGTCGCGTTTACTGGGAGAAAATGGCAAGGGGAACATTGGGACCCAGAAAAGAAGGAGTGGGTAACCAAAGAAGGTTATTGGTGGAATCCTGTTATACAAGACTGGACTCCTGGTACGCCCCGTTTGGGTCCCTTCTATTGGTCCTTTGAATTCATGTGGGATCCCACGAAGTATCTTGACCCGGTGCCATATGGCTCGTTCCACGACGAAGTGCTCCATAAGATGGAGAAGACTCGTAGGGGCATTATCCTTATCCCGCGAGACCACTTGAAGACCACAATGTTTGCAGTAAACTACATAACGTACCACATTCTGGAGTTGCCCGAGAAAGCCAAAATGGGGATCATTAATATCTCGTGGGATTCCGACTTGGCGGGGACAACCTTCATGGACATCAAGGAGAACCTTGAAGAGAATGAGAAGATCGTCTCATTCTATGGGAATGTAATCGACGAGGACCGTCCAAAGACTGCGGAGAAGATTTTCTTTGTTTATCAACCGATCGGGCCCAAGTTTGGCTTGAAATGTACCTCTTTCAAGTCTGGTAGCATCACCGGGACACACCCTTATTTGGTAATCATGGACGACCCAGAGGACGAACCGCTTTCAGAGAAACTAATGAAAAAATTCAAGCGGGTAATGAATAAGAAACTAATCCCAGCGGTGGGTAAGAAAGGGCGTATCTACTTGATTGGAACCATCAAGGGCTGGGACACGAAAAATGATGGCTATCTGTGGCTAATGAAAAATCCAACGTGGACGGTGATGGAGTACCCCGCCGCCAATAAGATGCCGGAACCAGACACCTACACGCTGGAAAAGAAGGAGGTCCCAGTCCGGGACGAAGAGACCGGAGAATACTTGTATGATAGTCAAGGTAGGTTGAAAACGGAGATACAATATATGGCCACCGTTCAAAACCGCGAGGAGTATGTTACCCTCTATCCCGAAAGATACACCATTGAGGACCTCGTGTGTAAGCGTCACGAAATGCTGGACGAGGGCGAGGCGGATACGGACTTCTGGTCCGAATATTTCCTCCGACCGTCCAACCCATCTGGTAACTTCTTTCTCAAGAAACGGGTGTTTGCGGCGCCTCCGCCAGGATTTAACACGGTCCGGGAGTTTATTGACGCCGTGCATAAGAAACACAAGAACATAACCATGTTTATAGACCCTGGCGGCGCTGCCAGCCACGGGATAGCGGTAATCGTGGGAACCAGATTCAAGGGAAACTACGTGTTCTTGGATTTTCGCATATTTAGAGTGGGTCTAAAACAGGTCGCCAAGAAACTAATAGAAATGGTGGAATTATGGGATATAGATACGATCCTATGTGAGGGCAACTTCTCCCAAAAACAAACGTATGCCCAAGTGCTTACCGACTTCATGAAAGACCAGTGCGAGGCCGACGGCACGGAACATCTTTTCCGGCGAGTCCAGGCGGTCTTCAACACGGGCGAGAAGTATCAACGCATCCACACTCACTGGAGTAACATGATAGGCTTGAAAGACACGGAGATTCAATGTTATGTTAATAGAAAGTCTAAGGGCTATCTGGACTTTAATTTACAACTTGGAGCCTTCGGGGTGGGGGCGGCGGGCGTTAAGAGTCACGATTATGATCTCCTCGATGCCGGGGCTTCTCTAAATATATGGGCCTTTAAAAGAGCAACTCGGGCAGTCGGGATCGCGTGTTAGGCCAAGCGGCTGGCGCAACGAGAACCCACCTTCCGTGGAAAACACTGTGAAACACGCCCGACAATTTTTTTTCTCGATCCCGCAACGCCAACCCACGGGAAAGTCAAATCTGCGGTTTTGCACGTCACCAGGAGTTTCCGAAGCAATTTCGTTAACGGATACCGCCCGGTTTTTTTTAGACCTATGCCTTGCCGTTTAGAACGCCCATCTACCGTCTTGGGGGGTGCTCGTCTCCCAACGTCCCAGCCTCCCCGTGGACTGCCTGGCGCTCACGGAGGTTTTGTGTCCCGAGGGCGGTTTAAGGGGATCCCAGCGGGCCCACACGACACCGCCCGAGGTAGGCCCGAGGCACCTTGGTTGCGACACCACACACCGTCCCGAGGTACATCGGGATCACCTTGGTTGGCGCCACACGACCACGCCCGAGGTATATCAGGATCACCTTGGTGGGATTTCCATAACCTTGTCCGAGGTAGTTTGGAGATACCTTGGATGCTCTGATTCGGTGCAGCCCGAGGTAGGTTTAACCCACCTTGGGTAATCTCCCATAACCGCACTGGGATCTCCACGGCACACCTTGGATGATGCCCTATGGAATCAACTCGGACATACCTCGGGATGGCATGGATGATAAAATACAAGTGTACCATACCGGGCACGAGGAGAACGCCCGTTCCTGGCGCCCACGCCGGTTGCTCGCACCGACGCCAGGCACTCAACCAATACACGCCGGAGACAGGGGCGCACCGAAACCGTCTCGGAATCGTTGCCCGTGGGTTGTGCATACCGTTGCTCCGTTGTCGCCCAGTGCTCGCCCTAAGTCTTTGGCATAGTATTTGGAATGGTGGCCCGTATGGTTATGCGGGACAATATCTTAAAGGAGAATCACTGTGGCCAGGAAAGGGGAGAAAAGAAAGAAGACCTGAAAAAAGCCTCTGGGGTTCCCAAGCCCCTTCATTGGCCCGAGGGTTTGGAGATGGAGGAGAAGGAAAGGTGCCGTTGGGTGGGAGACCAATGGCCTATCAACGAGTTAATCAAGGAGGGGACGGATGGAGACTCATTAAAAACTCGTTGTTTGGATACACTTAGAACGTATCTCCTTGATAAGTGTTTTCCTATCTTCCACGTGGATCGGCGGGACAATGCTTATTCTGGAGCATAGGCTTGTCTAAAGGGTCCAAGCGGAGAGACCGGTCCCAACCTCGGAATTATTTATTCTTTTTTAGGGGCACCAAGCCCGAAAGCCGGGTATAATCATTTTACTTGGACCCTTGGGACAAGTTTTTCCCGAAATATCGCCGGAAAACTTCTCCTCGCCCTATGGCGGATAACAATATAATAAATTCGTTCGTCATTCGAATGTTTTGTATAGAAAAAAACGATCATGAAATGATCGAGAACGAAAAACAGGATCTGAAACTCGTTCGATGTCAAACACGTGATAGTTGCAAATCGATCAAATCTGCGCCAGCGGGTTGCCCATTTCGCATCCGCTTGGGGTTTGGTGGGTTTGCGCCGGACTCAAGCCCGCTTATCGCTAAGATGATGAGTTGTTATAAAAAAAAGGGGAATGTGTTGGAAATCGTCCGCACTTCGTGAATCCTGTTTAGAAGAGCGGTAATCCAAGAGCCAGTTTCATAGCACGGGATGCGTCCACATCGTTTTCCTTTCTGAGGACGGTGTGTGCGGTGCACTGGGGACACACCAACACAACTTCGGCTTCCACCTCAAAGACCATCGGGACTACTGGGACCGGCTCTTCACCAACACCTATCATGTTAGCAATGGGACCCGGTATAGACTGCAACTCGTGTCCTCGTTTGGGATAGATGCTACACTTGGCGGCCTTGATGGTCATTATCTCCTCGCAAAAGGAGCACTTGTATTCCTTATCCATGTGTCTTCAACTTCGGGGATATTGCCCCAGATAGTATTCCACACGAGTATATATAAAGGTGAGTGTCTTAATAATGAAAAAAAGGGGAAGGACCTAAAGTTTTCCTAATATGGCATCAACGTACAAGTGCCCGTGTTCTGGATCTTCAACACAACTCAAGCAATGACAACACAATATCTTCACTCTTTCGTCAAGCCAAATATCGGTGAGTTGTTTCACGGTGAACCCGTCCTCGCTCCACTCATAAAACATGTTTGCTTCCACGTATGTTCTAAAGAACACCAAACAATCGCATGATGGGCATAGTCGTGTCCTCTTCTCCGGGTGCATTGAATACAATATCTTCTCTATTTCCGCATCTATTCTATCGAGATATAGATGCCGAATAATGGTACATACTTCCTCGAAATTAAAATGTGTGTCCATCTTTACATCAACCTCGTTATTATCGCCAGTGAGTTGGTGAAGACAAAGAACATGAATTGAATCAATATCGCCTTCTCGGTTTTCCTGGCCGTGTATATCACGCCGGTTATTGCAGATATGAGATAAAGAACCCACCCGATTATCGAATTGACGTATATCGCCGCCAAGGGTGCCCCGGCGATCACCATCAACGTTGATAACGCACCGAGAAACTTTAGTCGATCCCGTGGTCTGGGCTTGAAAGATTTGTAATTCGGGTAACAATACGTGGCTTTGCATTGACCGCAACACTCACACCGCCACCCGCACCGTCTCAAGCAGTCCGATCCTATTATTTCTTTTCGGTGATTTTCCATCATAGTCCGTATCTATCCTCCGGCAGTATTTGCTCTGGTCTCCAGTCAAGACCGAGTGGTAAACTATTTATCGCCTTTTCCGCTATTTTATCACAACTGGTATTGATTATTTCTATCATTTTATCTTTTATGCTCCCGGCAAGAGTAAGAGCACAATTGGGGCACAACTTGACTGCCAAGACTCGGAAATAATACTCCTTCTCTTTTATCCTTCTCCTACACATCTTACATACGTGTGGTATTCTGGCTTTTGGCCAATATCCCATTTTCAAGAGGGTTTTTAGACCGGTTCGATATCCGTTAATGTTGACTTGTATGTTAGAAAAGGATATGTCCACCTTTGATTCCATCTTATGCCTCCTCCTTGATCCAGATATACTCATACGGGAAAACCCCACGGTAGCCGTGCCGAGACATCTTACACTTTCTTTTCTCGCGTTTGACGAGTCCTTGTTTGAGAAATATCTTTAACCATTTTTCCACGGTCTTGGCACTCACCGCGATTCTTTTCGAAATCTCCCGTACGGTACACGTCTCCCTCTTGATGAGATCAAGTATTCTATCACGAGTGTTCTTGGTGGTTCTCTTGGTACCGTCACACCACCCGAGATGTTTTTTAAGAGTGTAGGCACGGGATAAGACTTTCCCGCAATTTGGACACACGTGTTTACTCATCAAATCACCCTCCTCGTGAGCATTACTTTATCCGCGAATCTGGTTCCTGGCGGTATCGATACCTCTTGATGGTGAGCCGTGCAAATCAACAATTGTGCATCCTTGATGGTAACATGACGGAACCAATAATACAAGTCATTTTCCTCGCTTTCGATGTAAAGACACTCCCATATCTGGTGATAACGGCCGTGACCCAACTTACCCGGCCCGAGACTTACACACGTGTAAAACTCCATAAGGTCTTGCCAGTTGCCGAAAACCGCTAACGGGCCATTTCTGTGACCCTCAACATCACGAGGTTCTACCCACTTGCCGGGGATATATACCACCGACGCGGGCATACTTTCGTCATAGGCCGAAGCATACACTCCCTCCCTATCGTCCACGCCCACGATCTTATACCCCGTCTTGATGGTTTTCGACATTAGAGAACCCTCCGTGTTACCATCACTTTTTTCGCGAAGACCGTGCCTTCTGGCTCTTGACAACCCGCCGTCATCTTTCGTTTTCGTAGGAAACCCGCGGATTTGTAGAAATAATGGAAATATTTATCCGTGGACTGTTCCACGTACAAACATTCCCAGACTTCCAATCTTCCGATGCACACGTCATACATCAATGTCATTCGACCATCACGGACCTCATAATACGTTGCCATGAATTTAATCAACGATTCCCAGTCTTTGAACACGCCCAAGGGGCCGTCCATCAAGACCTTGCCAGTAATCTCCTCGACGGTCTCATTTGGAACCGTCCATTTACCCGACTTGTAGATCACGCGGGCATTACTGTTGAAGGCGGAAGATAACCACTTTTTGTAATTTCGAACGACCTTATAACCGGTCTTGATTATTTCACTCATAGGGCATCCTCCTTCACCAGTATCATGCCGTCATCACATTCCATCAAGTATTCCTTGAACCCGAGTAGGAGTCTCTTTCGAAGCCAATCCTTATCATCGTTGTAATTTGCATAGTCCGCGACAAGCCGGAATAACTCGTTTAGTTTAATCGCGAGTTTCCTCGTTGTGCATGATGTTTTCTCGTCACAAAGAGGTTCATTCTCGCATTCCGTGCACGGCCATTGAGGCATATCTTCTGGACTCATCTATTTTCAGCCTCCACCTTGAAGTGAGCACGGATTATCTCCTTTACTTCACTTCGTGCACTCTCCTTCATGGCCTCATATTCCTTTTGGTCACCCTTGAATGTCCAATCAACCCCATTACCCCATTGGTTGATCGTATACACGCATTGATCCATGAACCAATTTTCAAGTTCCACGAATACATCCGTGATGGGTTCCCAAATATCCTCAAGGTACTCGTTCATGTATTCCAGACCGCCGTTAAAGTAGTGTCCACCCTCATCGGTTTCCACTTCCCCGTCAACCACGGTGATTTCCGTTATGAAGTCCAATAGGACCTCAACCAGTTTCTCATTGATGTTTTTCTCATCGGTCATCTTAGCAAGCCTCCAACGTTTAGACCTATCAAGATGCCCGCCCAAGTGGATAAGACACCTATGAGAAAACCCAACCAAAAGTATTTTTCCTCGTCATTCATTGTTTTTGCACCTTCCGATCATACCAACCAGTCACCACACGACCGACCTCTTTGTGAAAGTATCCCTCGGCGATACCAATGTAGCCATAGGTCACATCATATAGGACAATGTTGCCGATCCTCGTTAAAACACGGTATTTTATGCGGTCATGTGCCTTGTCATACACGGCACTCATTGAGACTCGGACCAGCATTCCAAACCGCGTTTCGTCGTATACTCGTTCCTCCATACAAACTCACTTGTGTTTTATGTCTTATAGACTGGGTTCCTCCACGAGTTGACCGTCCTCAACTCGGAATATCTTGAATCCTTTCGATCTGCCCATCTTGAGCATTTCAGGGCTATCCTCATAAAATTCCACGATGTCATCAGGATTCTCTTCAAGGATTTGCGAGAATATCTTATCCTTCTCGCGGAGATATTGTTTCATGTTCTCAAATCCCACACAATGAAGTTTAACGAACGGGATGTTATGTCTCTTCAACCAGTCTTCGGTAATGTCACGATGATACTCGTGGCGACCGGTAACAATGAAGTTTTTCCCCGTGCGAAACGCGAGCAACCTTCCCGCCAGCCAGGGAGCCGGTGGGCACTCCATCATTAATTTAATGAATTCTTTCGTTTGCGCCACACGATGTTGCTCTTCAATGTCCCCGTATATCTTCAATGTGCGAAAGGGTGATGGATAACATAGTGTATCATCGAAATCCAAGATGCGGGTTGTCTTCTTAACCATCATACTCCACCCCTAAAGATTTGCACAACATCCTAACAACGGTTTCAAGTTTTTCGACCTTCTGCTCCACGTTCTCTGGGTCCCTACACACGGCGGCGACGATCTTATCTTGTACAAGATCGCCAACCTCCTCTTTGCTGAATTCCCACACGGCTGCCTCCGACATCCTTAACGTCTTCAAGAGAAACTCCGCGACAAGAGGCGGTAATGGGGAACACTTAATCTCGTTTGCGAGATCCTTGATGCCACTATTGCTCATTCGACTTCTCCTTGTCCTTTCGTTTGGAAATGGCGAGATATTCATAATAATAGTCCGGGAACGCCGTTTTAATCCTGGCGACGTTCTTAATATCGGCATGTAACAAAGCATCGCCAAGAGCCTTAACGAAACTCCCGCCGTATTGCTTCATTGCATAAGCCACGGCTTGTCTCTCCTTTTCCACCTTCTCGTATAACTCCATGTTGTTTTCACTCATTTTTTGTTGTTTAGTCATCCAGCGGGTCAAACATATCTTCCCGTTGGTCATACTCTTCATATTCTGGTGTATCATAGTCCAATTCTATTTTGGCGACATCAACGTTTGTCACCTTACTCTTTTTTCTCCCACGTTGAAGCATATCGATGGTAATTTGTGATGGCGTGATGCTCTTGGGATCTACCCAGATCGTCTCCTTCAATTTTAGACCGGTGTACGTGTATGGGCGTTTTCCGTCTTCGTTCTTGTTTTTTATACGGCCCTTACCAAATCCCTTTGAGTACAAATCTTGTGTGAATTGTGGCTTCTTGAGTACCTTCATGGCACCATCCGCGGCAGCAAAATCAACATATGCTTCATAAATACTTTCTTGAATATCTTCAAATCTCGCGTCCTCGTCACACATTTGTTTAATGAAACGGTAGACCGTGTCCGTCTCCTGCATGATGATTTCCATCACTTCCTCGGCACTTTGAGCAACAAACATCCCACGAGCCGACAACTCTTTAAATGCGTCCACCGCAAGAGATATAATCGCCTCTAATTCCTTCTCGTCGGCAATGATGGTTCTTTCGAAATCGGGTATCAATTCGTCGGTTGGGATAACCCTATCGAAGACAATGATTACCCAGCGCCTGCAATACGCCAGATCAAGGCCTATCACGGGAGGCATGTTATTCGTGGAAAACCAATGCTTGACCGTGTTATCCACGACATGAAAGCCCGCTCCCTTGATTTCATAGTCTATCTTATCATCTATCAGGATCTTGATGCGGGAAGAGTCCGTGATAGCCTTGTTAACGGAAATATCTGCATAGAAGTTAAGCAGTTTAAAGACGATCCCGCTGGTCCCGAATCTTTTTGATAATCGTTGGACCGAAATGCTGGAACAATTATCTTCACCTACAATAGCGGCCAGGATATTTAGAAACGTGGATTTACCCGTCTTACCCGGTCCCTTCACCATAAACAATTTTTGAAACTTCACTCCCATATACAACGTACAACCAACGGCCTTCATGATTAAATCGAATTTTTCCCAATCATATTTGATGGTCTTCAAGAGCCAAGGGATAAACTTTAACGGAGTCTTGTTTTCAAAATAATCGTGTGGGATTTGAATGGTGTAGTCTCTATCATAGTCCATGTGTTTATCTCTATGACCGTGAAATGTAAAATCGGTGGTATCAACCCAGCCGTTCTTGAAATTCATTACCTCGCGATTTCGATTAAATTGCTCTATTTTCATTTGTCGGGCTTCTTTAATTCTCGCCCTAATGTCATCCCGTGTATAAGGAGAATATTTTAACCCGCTATATTTCACATAATGTCGTATAAGTCTATTTAACGAAACGTCCACGTCAAAATACCATCTTCCGCTATACCACTTCGCGAATTTACCCTTGGCGTCTCCCACCCAAGCATAATTATGGTATCGAATGATAAACCAAATGATCTTATCGTGTATTTCTGCGGTTTCGTTCTTAACCTTTCTTAACTCAAGGTTTTTTAGGAATTCGTCGAAATCATAACGTGTTCCAATACTGCCTGGCGGTTCGAAGATTTCCGAATCGATGGTTTGAATAAATTCAGGATCCATTATTTTCTCCCTCAAGGAATGATTTTAATATGTTTTCCACGAGAATGCTTTGAGAAACTCCCTTCTTTTTGGCCCTTGTTTCCAGTTTCTCTATCAAGGAGACTGGTAAACCAAAACTCTTCGTTTTTAGAGGCGGGCAACGATTACAAGTCGCCACTTTTGACTTTCTGGCAACGGAAACCAACATTGGCTTCCCGCAATTTCTACACTTCACTTCTATAGCATTACCTCTTAAACCCTTCAATAGTCTCTTCGATATGTCTTCCGGGCGATAACCGATCCATTTTCTCTTCTCACTCATGACAAATTCACTTGTATTTTTTCCGATGGAGTAAATAAAAATATAGAGGGTTTACCCCTCGCTAAATTCTATATCGTCCGGGTCTATAGTGTCTTCCTCCTCTTCGACCGGCTTTGCATTCCTGTTTTCCTCTACGGCATCATTAATTTCGATATCCTTCAAGTTGCCTTCCTCGTCATATAGGTCATCCTCGTCTTCCTCAAACCGAGGCGCCACCAGATAGATGATAGAGCCACCATCAACGGTTTCAAGTCTACCTTTCTCTTTCTTGAAATCACCACGGAGAATGAGTGGAAGATCTTCCCCGATGGTCATCCACGGCACTTCGACCGTGCCAGCCATGTTAAGAAAGGTATCGATGTACTCAAGCCCATAACAACCGTGGGCATATTGCGGGGTGCCGTCAGCAAAAGACGAGCCTTTAACGTCTTCCTCGTCCGAGATATTTAATGTTGTTTCAACGGAACCACTCACCGGGTCAACACTATAAACCTTAACGAGACTTGGCTCGTCCGGCTCATACTCAAAGTGGACGGTCTCACCTATTAATCTCGCGTCCTCGGCAATTCGTTTTAGAACATCAAGGTCCATCTTTAACTTCACCTTGAATTCCTCCTCAACGTTATTCGCGAATTTAACAATTTCGTCTTCCGCCGGGTCGTTTACATCGATCTTAACACTCTTGTTTCGAATCTTGAACGTTCTCCTTTTCTTACCCTTGATAATGTGAATGGACAAAATACTCGGCTCATCCCCATTATAGGCGATTTCGATGGCTTCGTTTCCCTTAGCCCTGCCCATTATTTTCTTAAGATCGGCGATATCCACTCCCCAAGAAAAGTTTGTGTTGCTCCTAAACTTGGAGAAAAACCCCGAGGGCATATCAATGAAGACCATAGAGACTCGTTGCGGGTCCACCGCCGAAATTGTCATTCCGTTCTCGTTCACCTTGATAACCACGTCACTCAAGAACGAGGCTGACACGTCCAACACGGACGTTAATTTCTTTGGTGAGACCAATATGGCATTAAACAACTCTTTCTTGTGTTTAACCGTGGCCTTTTCCTTCTTGTTTTCCTTTGTTTTTTTCTTACCCAATAACACCACCTTCGTTCCATCACACACCCGTTGGGTCGGGTCCCATTGGTACAACGGGTTTGGATGTCTTGACCCGATCAAAAGATTTAGGGGAAAAGGAAATCACTCCGCTTGATGTGGTAGTGAGCCTCATATTGCTTAGGCGCGGGATATTGAAACCGCATTTCCTTCGGTCTCCCAGTAATTAAAAAATTTTCCACTTTCTTAACCACTTCACCCATTTGCTCCGGGTTTATGTATTTTCGAAACTCTTTATAGAATTTTGTCCTATAGAGTACGGTTGGGTCTCTATTACTAAACTTGATATACGAGGGGATTCTAAGAAGTCTTTTCAAACTTCTCGGGTCGTATATAAGGAATTTGATGAGTTTTTCACTACCATCTTCCATAACCCAACTCACATCAATTTCAAATGTAGAGCCGCGTTTTATTCGTCTCCATCGAAAGATCGTACCAATTCTTTTTGAAGGGACAACTAAAACAGGATCATTGTCGTTCTCCTTCAAGATACTCTTGATATGGTCGACCATGTCATATTCCGCACTCATAATCGTTTCACCAACCATCTCCGGCGCCAGTATTCAACGGCCTCATCAATGTCCGCTGGGGGTAAACGTTTCTCTTCGAATTTATTGATTTTCTCATTGATTATTGAAAGGTAATAACCCCGTTTCATTGAAACGTTAGTGATCTTGTAGCCCTTATCTTCCAATCCTGTAACACGTGTTAGGGCGAGTAATAGGGCTTTCTTTTTGGAAAAATACTCGTCATTTACCAGATAACCACCATAAAACGTTTGGAGATGCTTTTGAAGTTGCTGGAAAAATACGTGTGGGAATAGATACGTTGCTCCCGTTGAGCCAGTGGTAAACCCGTGTTGCCGCAGAAAGGGCAGTCTATCATATTGAATGGACTTGCCAAAAAGGCTGGTGGTCTCAACGAAATCAAGCCCGTCTTGGCGACCAATAGCACATGCAACCGTGGCACATAGTTTCCCGACGAGGAAGTGCGAGGCCCAAGGGTAGGCAACACACGTTTGGATGTTTCGACCATTAAAATCATTCACCGTCTTCCCTTTAGGCAACAAAGCATCCCTCTCCGAGTTTCTCATCATTGAGTTTGAGAAATTGATTAGACCTATCTTTATTTTGTCCAGATAGAGAATGTATGGCCATTGAATGAATCCATTCACTTCCGCGAGACTTGTCCTTCTATGTTCTTTGAGAAACGAAGCCGCCTCCACCTTCCTGGCGGTAATTTTACCAGTGTTAAGCATTTCTGCGGTAACATGTTGATCTTCTTTCTCATACATGGAATAACCTTTATGCTTCATGTCCTCGTTTTTCATTTCCAACATGATGTCCCGTATTTGTTTTCGGTCTAATTCCTTCACGGGTCCCTTCATAAACTCAATTTGGGGATAGTCCGCCAGGAAATCCATGAGTAGGCCTTTGGGTGATTGGCCAAACAAGGTTTGCTGTCCCTTTTTGTGTACTCCTTTCATTTAGACCGTCAACCTCTTCACAATTTGGCCGTCCATCACGTCATATTCTCGTGTATACGCCATGATAACCCTTTCCATATTTACTGGGCCCACACCGGGGGTTTTCTTAGCCATGATTTGGGAAACTTCGAAATGACCCTTTCTCTTGAGTAGTTTACTGATCTCTTCGAAAAATAATCGGAGACTCCCCCATTTTTCAACTATGCTCGTTCCGTTCTTGGGACCAATCTTCTTGATACCGCACAACATTGCCACGGGTTCCTCTTCTTTGGATTTCAAGAGATTATAAACGGGCATTTTCCGAGGCAACTCCCTACACTTCCTAAGAAACGTTTTGGAGACCTCTATTGCTTCATGTTCGTCCTTGACGAAAATAACAGTGGTGTTATAATTACTGGCGATTTGAACGAGTTTTTGTAAACCGGACAAGATTAAAGCATCTCCAGTACCGGATTGTTTCTGGTAAACCCATCTATTGCCATAAACACAAACCATAGTTGGTAATCCTGTTACAAACGCCTTGACACATTGCTCGTGTAGATGATACACGCCAACCCCGGTGGTGCTATTAATAAGGTCACCAAAGGTTTTGAATTCGACTCCTCCATCTCCGTTATCATTGGTGAAGTCAAAAACATCGAAATCATCTATATGTTCCGGGAGAATGACGAACCTACTACCTCTTATAGCCTCGTACTCCCAACCCTCTTGGTCCTTTCTCTCCAAGAAGATAGGGTTGGATTCCCGGGAGTCAAGAATGTAATTTTCCTCAGACATGTATTGATTCCTCGCTTTCCTTTTCAAGTATATTATGAATTGTTGCTTCCTCGCACTTTACACAACAAAATATATCCCATTTTCTATCTTGGGCAGGATCCCGATTAAGAATTAAAGGGAAGCCTTCCCAAACGTGCCCACAAGTACGACATTGCCACAACTTGTGGTACATGCACCGAATACCATTGGGAGCAATATATTTTTTTGGCGGACTTGCGATCAATTGCGGCGCCGGGGTAGGCCGGCCAATACGAAGAGGCGGATCCCGGGGTTTTTTGCACTTCGGGGCACCGGTTATCGCCTCGGGCTTCGAAACTACTTTAGGAGCCGATCCATCCAGACACATATCCGACATGAAACTCATGATGTCCTTCTTGGGCCGCGTCTTGTTTTTCTTTCCCATTTAAATAATCACGTCCTTTTGTTTTAGATCTTTCACAAGCGATAAAAGATCCCCTTGAAGACACTTCTTTAATTCCGTATTGCTGGTTTCCAAGAGATC